TTCCTCGTGTATCTAATCAACAGGCTAATTACGGTAGGAAAGTTGCACTCAATCAACTGCGAGTTGGTGACTTAGTTGCTTGGGACAACTCTAGTAGAAATCAAGGCGCTGACCATATCGCTATCTACGTTGGACACGGTAAGATCATTGAGGCTGCACATACTGGAACTAACGTAAGAACACGCAAACTGGGTGCCAACGAGGGTGCTTGGGGAGTACAAATTCTAAGGTAGTGATATGGCTCCACGATCTACCGCAGATACGATGGTACTCATGATAGCGGGGACAATATGTATTTCTGTTCTCACTATAGTAGCAATTGCTGCCATTATGTCTTTTGTGCATCCTGAGAACAAGGGTGGCTATGCAGCCGTCGCTGATATAGTTAACACTTTGATAAGTTTACTGGCGGGGTTCTTAGCGGGGCGGACAGAAGCTACCATGAGGACCAAGTCAAATGGGACTACTGAGTAAAATAACCAGCAACCCTGTAATTGGATTCGGGATTGCTGGTTTATTGGTCGGTACTAGTATGCTGCTTACTATCAAAAGCAATGCTGCTGAAACCTCTACAGAGACTCCTACTCCAACAGTGACCGTGCAAGGTCCAAAGGGTTCCTCAGGAGCAACAGGTGAGCAAGGTATTCAAGGACCTACAGGGCAAGTAGGGCCACAAGGACCACCAGGAGTTAATGGGGCTAACGGTGAAAGAGGAGTATCAGGAGCGCCAGGAATATCTGGATCGCAGGGACCACGAGGTTTTCGCGGAGAACGCGGACGAAGAGGAAGAGTGGGACCGTCAGGACCGCAAGGAATTGAGGGAAAGACAGGTCCACAGGGTATTCAAGGCCCAGCAGGTCCAGTATGTCCGACGGGATTTTCGTCGGAGACAGTAGCAGTACACCAACGTGCCCCTGTAGATCGTGACCTTATAATGAACGTCTGCGTACAGGATGGACAGTGAAATGACCCGAAGTCAGAATGGCTACTCAGCCAACGATATCTCAGTCACCCAAATGTGGACTATTGGGAATGAGAGAAAGATTAGGCTACGTCAGGGAAGTGCTGGTTGGATTCTGAAGCACATGGCTGACTGGTTTGACAAGAACATCGAGAACATTGACTCTGGCAAGTTAGATGATTGGGGCTATGCTGAGCGCCCAATCAGAGGTTCCTCTACAGTGAGCAATCATGCCAGTGGTACAGCAATGGATTTGAACGCAACTCGTCACCCGATGGGAAAGCGAAACACGTTCAGCAATACCCAAGAGGCAAAGATTCGGACGCAGTTAAAGCGGTACGAGGGGTGCATTCGGTGGGGCGGAGATTACACTAGCCGAGCTGACGAAATGCACTTCGAAATTAACAAGGGTCCTAGCGACGTAGTTCGCGTCGCCAAGAAACTAGGGAGGAAGTAACATGACTACTGAGGTTCCTGAGCCAGAGCCTGAGGTTGATGATGTAGAAGATGAGAATTGGGAATCTACCGACGAGGAAGTCGGAGACTCTTGATAAATGGTACACCAAAAATTACACAAAATGTTTTGAGACAGTTGCTTGACAGCACACCACCCCTGTAGATACCCTCTCACGCATGAGGGATCAACAGGGGTGGCGGCTTTTTGCCCTCTGTTCTGTTTTGACAACAGAGCAGAAGGACAAGCTTTTCTTTTATGGTCCCGGTGGCTCTCCTGTTAGGGCTAGACGTTTCTGTCAAAACTGTCCAGTCAAGTCACAGTGTAGAGACTTTGCGATACTGTATGAAGAAGAAGGTATTTGGGGTGGCACAACCGATGATGAGCGCCAACTGTTCAGAACGATGATGCCTGATTACGTGCTTCTTCTGAAGAAGGAAGCCCTGGAACATCATAATCTGGAAGTTCGAGAGACAGTAAACGTTCTAGGGCTACGGCTGGCACAGTCAGTGGTGGAGGTGTTAGCCGAAGCGGCCACCGATCAGCCAGACTACGATCTGGATTCCAGCCTATCCCTAGGCTATCTAGAGATTTTCGAGCGCAATCTACAGAGCATAGAGATACGTTACGAGGGTTATTTGTCAGAAATGGATGATTACACCACTGACAAATCTTCTCTGTAAAACTCTCTCTATCATAGACAGCGGCAATAACCGCTTGTGCTTCGTAGAAGTTGTCATCCTGTGTGGCTTGTTCGGCCCTAGTAAGGGGGATCAAAGCTTTCTGTGACTCTTCCAGAGCCTTCGCTAACTCCGGGTCCCCGCCCATCAACTCTAACATCCGTTGACGGCGCTTTTCTGAGTTCATCTCTCACCTTTCTGTGATTCTCAGAACACACCCCTGTGTTTTTCTGGATCATGACTTCAATTGAATGACCACAGATTTCGCAAGTCATCCCATTTCCTTAATCACGTTGTTCGTAACCAGGTAATAAATCCCGTGCGCTCTAGCTGACATATCGTCAGCAGGGTGGGCGGGTTTTGTTTTGCCCTGGAACTTGAACCCAATGCCAAGAATGTTAGCCGGTTGCTCCACTATCTCTGTCGCATTCAATTCTGCGAACATTTTTACCGCCCCAGCCACTTGTACTTCCCTTAAGGCTGACCATGCTTGAGCCTGGCTTTTGAAGGGGTACAGGCGGAACTTCTCCATAACGATCGTAGTCGGAGACATATTGCGGAGCATCTTGGCTAAGTCCTTGAAATCTTCGCCAGTGTCTACGATCCCTTGTGAGACTAACTTGCCTTCTCCATCGAAGTAGGCCCATCCTGTACGCTTGCCTCCTGGGTCGATAGCCAGATACATCTAGCACGCTCCTTCATTTCTCTATACTCATCACTGAGTTTGTCATTGTGATACTCGTCTTTGCTTGCGATACCTAACATGTCAAGAATGAGGGCCACCTGGGGCGGGCTGAGGTCCCCCCAACCAGCCACCACTTCTGCTGTGTTGGCTAAACTGCCTGTAGCGAGGTCGGTATTGGACTCAACCCACATAGACTTCGACCTTTCCTTGTCCGACAGATTCTCTTTATCTGTTACGCCCCCCATTGTTTTGCCTCCACTTTGAATGGGATAGAGAACTTAGATGAGTTCTCCATGATATTGATTACTTTGGGTACGAACTCATCAACGAGTTCTTCCTTGATTTCGAAAAGGATCGAGTCATGGATGGTGAGGACCATACGATGTTCCTCGTTCGATAACGGTAATAACTTACAAATTGCCCTCTTGACGATTTCAAATCCTCCACCCTGTAACACAGAGTTAAACGCTTTGTGTTCTTCGCCAGGATTAAACTTAGTAAAATGACGTTTTCGTCCTGTCCAATACTGGATAAATCGTTGTTCAGTTGCTTTAGTAGTTGCAGCTGCCATTTTACGTTTAAGACCGGGATATGACCTTCGGAAGTTCGCTCTGATTGCTGCTGCTTCTGAGTTGCTAATTCTAAGAGTGTACGCAATCTTCTCTTCTCCTGCTCCATAAAGCATAGACAATACCAGTGTCTTTGCCTGTTGTCTTGTGATGCCTACAGTGTCCGCAACCTGCTGGTAAGGATCTTCGTCAGCCTTCCAGGCTTTAAGGAGAGAGTCATCAGAACCGTATAACGATGCAAGACGGAACTCCAATTGACCGTAATCAAATTCCCAGAGTTGATATCCGGGGCTGGGTACAAATAGATTCTTGATCTGACCATCCCAGGCTTTATCACTCCGTCTCGGTATCTGCTGAAGGTTAGGCTCGACGCACGAAAGCCGTCCTGTCTTAGTACCAAAAATCTTAAACGATGCGTGAACACGTCCATCTGTTCCAGCAAGTTTCGGGTATCCCAGATAACATGCAGAATTGGAACGTTGCCAACCCCTGTACGCCAGAACCTTTTGTGCGAGTGGGTTGTCGTTAGCTGAGAGCATTGCATCGTATTGCTCCATCACATGCTTGTTCAGCGAGGGTTCGCCGTTATCTGTTTTCTCTAGTACAGGAAGGCCCAGCCGATCAAACAGTAGTTCCTGTAGGGCAATGCGTCCTGAGGGTGCGAAACCTACATCATCCTCAATTGCTTTCATCTCTACAGAGGCTTGTTCTGCATACTTAGCAGCCAACTCTTTGTCTAACAACAGCCCCCACTTCTCCATCTCTACGATAGCCTTGATGAAGATATCTTCCCAACCCCATAACTTAATGAGGTCTTGTCTCTTCATCAACACATAAAGAACCTTGAAGATACGGAGAGTTAACTCTGCATCCTTGGCTGCATATTGAGCCATAAACTCAGCAGGTACAGTAGCCCATCCAAATACTCTAGCCCAAATGTTGACCTGTTCACCAGTCTTTTTATCTTTCAAGAAGAATGTGGAGAGCCAATCGAGTTCCTTTGAGGGTAGGTTCTCGTTATACATATGCGCCATGACTTGCGTGTCCCATATCTCACCCTCACAAACGATACCAATTGTCCGTAAGGATGCGAGGTCGAAGGGCGCATTGTGAAAGACAAGTCTATGGGTACGAAGCAAATCTCCAAGCGGCCCAAGCAAATCTTTGTCAAGGTTACCGTCCTGGTGTCTGAACGGGAAGTACACGCTCATGGCAATGTTATTGAAAGTGTAAGCGATACTGATGCCCATGAGGTAGTCAATACCCTCACGGACACGTAGACCTGTTGTTTCTGTGTCTACTGCAATGATCGGTGCTGCATCGGCAGCCGACAGATGCTTATAGAAATCCTCGTTAGAAATCGTCATTAAAGCTCTCATCCCCAATGGTCTGAGATTCAAACACTACCTCTGATTCTAATTCCGCTTCTACTAATTCAGGTACTGCCTG